TTTTAATTTTTCTGATAGTTCTCCAAGATTTCTATAACCTACTACTATTTCTACTTGTCTACCTGATACATTTATTTTTCTGCAAATTGCATATCTAGTTCTAAATGCATAATAAGATTGTTGACTTAATAACCAGGGGTCTAAAAAATTACATTGTGAAAATAAATCTAATGGAGATTTAGTAACTGGAGAACCAGTTAATATTCTTCTATATTTAGTAAAAGGTTTTAAAGATAAAATACTTTTAGTTCTTTTGGCTGTTGGGTTTTTTATTGTAGTTGATTCATCGATTCCCATTAATGCAGTATGACAGGATAAAAATTTATGGGCAAATTGTACTCCTTTTTTAGTTGAAAAAGCTTCCACATTCATTACTAAAATATGTAGCTCTGCTCCTGTTTCAAACAAAGGTTTTAATTCTTTTGCATTAGGATCGGTTCTCCATAAACCAATTTTCTTTTCTATGTAATCAGGTAAATGATTAGGTATTTCAGAATCAAACCAGTTCTTATAAACACCTTTAGGTGCTATAATTAGAGCACCATTAATTTTGCCTGCGTTATAAAGCATGGCAATATTATCAATTAATACCTTAGATTTACCTGTACCCATTTCCATAAAGTATGCAAATACTTCTTTATCCCAAGACATTTCTAATGCTTTAGATTGATGAGCAAATGGTTTGCTTTTAAATTTATAGTTCATAATATTTTTTACTTTCTATTGAAATTGTATATAGATTATTATATAAGATGTCAAGAAGGACATATTAAAAAATGGAAACAAACAATAAAAACATTGTCTATGTAATACAAGACATACCAGGCACTAAAATAGGAATGCCTAAAATAAATATAGTTGGAGCAACCCAATATGGACAGTTAAAAGTTTTGCTTCCAGAAAATTCGCAAATAATTTTAAGTCCAGCTTATGTAATCTCAACTTTAAAACAAAAGTTAAAAGATTATAATTCAAAAGATTATTTACTACTTACAGGTGATCCTGCAATTATTGGAGTTGCATGTTCAATAGTTTCTGATATTACTAATGGTAAATATAATTTATTAAAATGGGACAAACAAGAAAGAAGATATTATCCTGTTGAAATTGACCTGTATAATAAAACTTGACAATAAAAAAATAAAAACATATATAGAAAGGAAAGAAAGTTATGACAATAGATTTTGAAAACGACAGAATGCAATCGGTGGAGCAAATAGATTCCGCCAAACGATTATCCGATAAGGTAATTGAATTAAAAGATTTAGAGGATGAAATTGCAAACGCAGAAGAGTCCGTAAAAAAATTAAAAGAAAAAGCATTACAACTATCATCAATAGAAATTCCTGCGATGATGGATGATATGCAAATTACAAAATTAAAGCTTAAAGATGGTGAATCAGTAGAAGTCAAAAAAGTCTACGGCGCATCTATTCCTAAAGATAAACAGGAATTAGCTTTTGAATGGCTTCGTAACAACGGCCTAGGTGACATCATTAAAAATGATATTACCGTTACCTTTGGTAGAGGCGAAGATAACAAGGCGGCACAATATGCTGTCCTTGCACGAGGTCAAGGATTTGAACCTGTCCAGAAAGTTGGTGTAAATCCTATGACACTCAAAGCACTAGTCAGGGAGCGTCTCGAGTCTGGACAAGAGATGCCTTCTGACTTATTTAACACGTTTGCAGGTAACCAAACGAAAATAACTAAACGATAAAGGAGAAACACGATGAGCGATACAAGCAACGCGATGACAACAAAAAAGGCAGCAGGCCTACCATCAGCTTCATTATTTGAAGCAGATGCACACTTAGGTTTTGAGAATGTGAAGACAGAATCACTGGCTCCACCAATCTTAAAACTTTTACAAAACGGATCTAGTGAAGCACAGAAACGTAATCAAAATTACGTTGATGGTGCAGAACCAGGTATGTTTTTAAATACAGTTACAAAACAACTGTATAATGGGGACCAAGGAATAAATGTAATTCCTTGTTATTATAAATTGGAATACCAAGAATGGTCCGATTACGGAACAGGTTCTGGTAGACCAGAAATGATATATCCTGATACATCAGATATTTTAGAAAAAACAACTAAAGGACCTGATGGAAAAGACAGATTATCAAATGGTAACTACATATTAACTGTAGGACAACATTTTGTAATCATATTAGGGGATAAGGGTTCAGAAACTGCTATGATATCCATGAGTTCATCTCAAGGTAAAATTAGTAGAAAATGGAACTCTATGATGAAATCAATAGTATTGGACGGTAAAAACGGTTCATATACTCCACCTTCATTCAGCCATATTTATAAATTATCTTCTGTATTAAATACAGGTAAAGGTAATCAATGGTACGGTTGGAATGTTGCAAAAGTTGGACCAGTAGAAGATGCAGCTTTATATGAAAGAGCTAAAAAATTTTACGGTTCTTTTGCAAGAAGATAATTTTCATTATCGTTCACAATTAATAAAGCAGGCGGTCGAAAGGCCGCCTACAATAAAAGGTGCGTATGGTAGAAATAAAGAAATTTAAACAAATATTTGAAGGATCATATAATGCATATGGTCAAACTAGAAAGACAGAAGAATATGATGAGCGTGGTAAACATAAAACCAAGTCTGTCATAATTAAACAACCTGTTACTGATCAGATGTGGTTAGATCACTTAGCAGGCAAAGATCCTGCTTTAGGTATAATTCCAATTAACGAAGACAGTAAATGTAAATGGGCTTGTATAGATATAGACGTTTACAATTTAAATCATAAAGAATTAATAGATAAAATTAAATTAAATAAATTACCATTAATCGTATTTAGATCAAAATCTGGAGGGGCACATGTATTTTTATTTACAAACGAATTTATACCTGCAGCATTATTTAGAAATAAATTAAAAGACATAGCCGCAATGTTAGGATATGCAAGATCAGAAATATTTCCAAAACAAAATCATATTAATAAAGACAGAGGAGATGTAGGTAGTTTTTTAAATTTACCTTATCATAATGTGAATCAAACACTAAGATATGCATTTAATTATGATGGAAATGCAATGACCATAGAAGAATTTTTTAAATACTATGATCAAATAGTTTTAACAGAAGAAGACTTGGTAGAATTAAAAATTAAGGAAGATAAACCTGAAGATAGTGATTTATTAAAAGGTGCACCACCTTGTTTAAGAATGTTAGCAAAAGAAGGAATACCAAACGGACAAAGAAATAATGCAATGTATAATTTTGGTGTATATGTAAAAAAAAGATTTCCTGATAACTGGGACACTAAGATATTTAATTATAATGATAAATATTGCCAACCACCTTTAGATAAAAAAGAAATAGACATATTAATTAAATCAATAACTGGAAAAGAATATCAATATAAATGTAAAGACGAACCCATTGCATCTTTTTGCAATTCTAAAAAATGTATTAAACAAGAATTTGGTGTAGGCGATGATTTTTCTCCTGGATTAGAAATAAAAGAAATACAAAAATATACATCTAATCCACCTATTTATTTTGTGACCGTTGGTGAAGGTATAGTTGAAGCTAGTGGTGCAGATCTACACGAACCTGATAAATTTTCATTAAAATGTTTAGAGCAAATTAATCAAGCAATGTTACCTGTGGCTAAAGTAGTTTGGAGAAAACAAATTAATAAATTATTAGAAAAATCTATACCAATAGAGGCACCAGAAATATTAAAAACAGATAGTCAATTAAAAGAATTATTAATTGAATTTGTGTCAAGATCAAATGGAAAGAAAAAAGAAGACGTTAAACGTGGAATACCATTTACAGAAAATGGAGTTAGTTATTTTAAATATAAAGCCTTTTGGACTTTTTTACTAAGAAGTAAATCTTGGAATATTAAATATGAAGCAACACTAAGAATGTTAGAAACTTTGTTTGATGCAAAATTAGAAACATCTAATCTTGATGGCAAGAACACAAGACATTTAACAATTAAACACCTTGAGATAGATAAACCAATTTTAAGAAAAGATAAAATTAAAGATGCACCATACAAATAGAATTATAATTCCTGGTCCACCTGGAACGGGTAAGACCTTTACATTAACTAAGTATTTAGAAAAAGAATTAAAAGAATATAAAACAGATCCACAAAAAATAGCTTACATATCTTTTAGCAATGCAGCAGCTAATGAAGCTCAAAGAAGGATTACTGATAATTTATTTCACATAGGTACGATGCATTCATTAGGAAGTAATGCGCTAGGGATCAATACCCAAACTCAATTATTGAAAGGAAATAAATGGAACAGTTTTAAAAGTTATTCTCAAGTATGCAAAGACCTATCTTTTGAATCTACGACTAATGAATTTGGTTATGTCGTATACACAAACCCACATATGAAAATCATTGAGTATGCTAGATCTCGTCAAATAGATATAGAAGAAGCAGCAATACAATTAGATTTACATCAAACGGTTGAGATTAGTTTAACGGAATTAATAGATTCACATTTAAAAACGTATAAAGAACATACTAAAATGGTTGAGTATTATGATATGATTGCACAATTTATTGAAAAGAAAGTTTGTCCTGAATTAGATGTAGTATTTTTAGATGAAGCACAAGATTTAAGTCCACTACAATGGAAAATGTTTTTTTACATTGAAAGTATTTGTAAACGTTCATACATCGCAGGTGACGATGATCAAACTATCTACACGTTTCAAGGAGCGGATCCTAAAATATTTATAAACTTAAAAGGTAAATTTGATCCTCAAATTAAATCTAGAAGGGTTCCTAGAAAGATACATAATTTAGCAGAATCTATATTTCCATATATGTCTGAACGATTAGATAAAAAATGGGAAGCTAGAGATGCAGATGGAAACATTTATGAGGACATGGCACTAGAAGATTTAGACTTATCTACAGGTAATTGGATGATATTAGCTAGAACTAATAAAATGTTAGATCAAATAAAAGAACATCTTTATCGTTTGAATTTAAGATTTAATGCAAAGACTCAAGACATATTGCCCATGGAAATGGTTAGTGCTTACAGAGTTTGGGATAGATTAAACAAAGGTGCAAAGGTAAATAAAAAAGATGTACAAGATTTATGGCAATATTTAAAGACAGAAATTCACGTTGCAAGAGGATTTAAAAATGAAAAAAAACTAGAGTCCATTATCTCAGTTGATATGCAAGAACTTAGAGAACATTACGGGTTGCGAGCGACGGGGAGCTGGGAGCATTTAAATTTTCCAGAAGAAAGTAAAACATACATAAAAAATTTATTAGAGTCAGGTGATGACTTGATGAAAGAACCAAGAATAAAAGTTTCTACGATACACAGCGTTAAAGGCGAAGAAGCAGAAAATGTTGCTTTATACACTGACCTGGAAAGAATTATATATGAGTCAGCATTAAAAGATCCTGATCCAGAACATAGAACTTTTTTCGTAGGAATAACTAGAGCAAAAGAAAACTTATATCTAATGCAGTCAACATCAGATTATCAATACAACATAGGAGGACCAATAGTATGACAAATAAAAATATATTCGATAAGGCCTTTCCACAAAATAGGCAGGTAGGTGGGAAACATTATAAAACTTTTCGCATTCAGCCATATGAGTTTATTTCTAAAAATAATCTCAGCTTCTTCCAGGGGAACGTTGTGAAGTACGTTTGTAGGTACAAGGATAAAAATGGAATACAAGATTTAGAAAAGATAATTCACTATTGTGAGTTAGAAATTTTAAAAATGAAAGATGATTAATTTTAAATGCGTTGTTTGTAAAAAAAGAAAAATGACGTACAACTATGGCTATAAGTGTAAAAAATGCTATAATAAAAAAAGGAAGAAGAATGTATAAACTTTGTTTAATTGATATAACTTTAATTATGGCTATTTGTTTAGCCTATTACATATTAGGTATATGATATTTGAAGCACAAAAAGAATGGAACTGCCCTGAAGAGTTTCCTGATTTAAGTAATGCAAAACATATTGCAATTGACTTAGAAACTAAAGATGTTGATTTAAGATCAAAAGGTTCAGGAGCAATACAAGGGCGCGGAGAAATAGTTGGTATCGCCGTAGCTGTAGAAGGTTGGAAAGGTTACTATCCAATAGCACACGAAGGTGGTGGTAATATAGATAAAAAAACAGTTTTAGAATGGTTTAAAAAAGTTTGTGCAACTGATGCAGTAAAAATATTTCATAATGCAATGTATGATGTATGTTGGATTAGATCATATGGAATACAAATTAATGGACATATCATTGATACAATGGTTATGGCATCTTTAATTGATGAAAATAGATTATCATATACTTTAAACAGTATTGCTTTTGAATATTTAAGAGAAGTAAAAGATGAAAAAGGATTAAAAGAAGCAGCGGAATCTTTTGGCATAGACGCTAAAAAAGAAATGTATAAACTTCCTGCAATGTTCGTAGGTAATTATGCAGAGAAAGATGCTGAATTAACTTTAGAATTATTTAAAACTTTATCCAGGGAAATATCAAAACAAAATTTAATAGAAATATTTAACTTAGAAACACAATTGTTTCCTTGTCTGATCGACATGAAGTTTAAGGGCGTGAGGGTAGATGTTGAAAAAGCTCATCAACTAAAAAAAGAATTAAGCACAGAAGAAGAAACATTAATCCAAGAAGTAAAAAAAGAAACAGGAATAGAGCCTCAGATATGGGCAGCAAGAAGTATTGCACAAGTATTTGATAAACTTTCTTTACCTTATGAAAGAACTGAAAAATCAAATGCACCATCATTTACTAAAAATTTCCTTTCAAATCATCAACATCCATTAGTTAAAAAGATAGCAAAAGCTAGAGAAATAAACAAGGCTCATACTACATTTATAGATACAATATTAAAACATGAATACAGGGGAAGAATACACGCAGACATTAATCCAATTAGATCAGATCAAGGTGGCACAGTTACAGGTAGATTTAGTTATGCTAATCCAAATTTACAGCAAATACCTGCAAGAAATAAAGATTTAGGACCAATGATTAGATCATTGTTCTTACCTGAAGTCAATTACAAATGGGGTTGTTTTGACTATTCACAACAAGAACCTAGATTAGTAGTGCATTATGCAGCATCAACTGAACCAATTTGTTTTGATGATTCAGTTAAAAATATAGTTGACAAATTTAAAGATAACTCAGTGGATTTTCACCAAACAGTAGCTGATATGGCAAATATATCTAGAAGCAATGCTAAAATAATTAATTTAGGATTATTTTATGGAATGGGTAAAGCAAAGTTACAAGCAGAATTAGGTTTAAACACAAAACAAGAAGCAGAAAATTTATTTAATCAATATCACGACAGTGTACCTTTTGTTAGAGATCTTATGACATATACTTCTAATCAAGCACAAACAGGTTCGATAGGAACTTTATTAGGACGTAGATGTAGATTTAATAAATGGGAGCCTGCAACATTTGGTATGCATACACCTATGGATTTTGAAGAAGCTGAAAGAACTTATGGTAGAGGAAGAATTAGAAGAGCATTTACATACAAAGCATTAAATAAATTAATACAAGGATCAGCAG